AAAGGCCTGATTAAATTTTATGAGGACCTTTTAAAAACAAAAGTAATTGAACCTGGTTCAGCTGGTCATACTAGGTTAGTACAGCTAAGAATGAAGCTTAATCGTAAGCGTAGGGGGTACAATGAATCAAGATTCATATAATAAATTAATAGCTGAGTTTAGAAGGCATGGGGATGAACAAGCTGGTCAGAAAAGAATAGAGTATACTGAATCCAGGGGAGACAAAGATGTCCTCGCTAATTTTAAATCTACGGCTACAGATCTGGACTTGGACCCTCTTCAGGTATTAGGCATTTTTATGAAGAAACATTGGTCCAGTATTATGAATTACATTAAGACTGGTAAGTCATACAGCAATGAGGACATTGAAGGTCGCATTATGGACCTGATACAATACCTGGAATTGACCTATGCATGTATAGTTGAAAAACAAGATGATGATTTTAGTCATGCTATAGATGAAAGCATTCACTATACATTTAAAGACTCTGAAAAATGATAGTTTCCATAATGGCTTTATTCGCGATCCTATTGCTTTTTATCCGTTGGATTGCTTCAAGTTATGAGGATAGACAATTTTACAACAGAGTACAACGTAGACAAGAACTGATTAAGCGATATACCAGTGAAGATTAAGGACAAAGTTGCTATTGTTGAATTAATAGCAATGCTTAGATTTTTGTGGCTTAACGATATAAACTACTATACTAAGGCCAAAAAAAGAATCCAGGTTACTGAACTGCATGAATCCTTTTTTGATAAAATTATGCCTCTTATCTATGACCGCTTAAACTATGATGCAAAGACCTTAGAATCATTTAAAACTAGACAAAAGATATTAGAACATAGCCACCAAAGCAAATTGGAAAATCTATCTGAGAGTTGGAAAAAACATATCGCTAATAAAAGAAAATAATTGGTTGGTTTCCAAAATAACTTAAAAACAAAAAAGGCCCAATTAAGGGCCTTTTTTTATTGTGAGTAGTTTAGTATTTACTCTTCAGCTATCAATTCGCTGTTAACATAGCTATCACAATCCTGGCCAATCTGTACCAGGTTATCGGTGTAATAACGCTGGAATATCTCGCCTAGTAACCTTCCTGGCTGTTTCCCTTGCGCCCTTGCATGGATTGTAAATGCATTCCATTTAGTTCCGATATTCTCGCCATAGATTCTAATGGTCTTGCTATCTTTTATTTTAACTACTATCATTGTGCTGTTCCTTATTTTAGTACACCAGCCAATTTGCGATGTAATTCAATCGCTTCAGGACTAGTATAGGTTAGTTGTTGTTTTGTGTTTGTATGGCCTAATATGAGCGCTAATTCGTTATCAGTTAGGTGTACTCTTAAAAAGGTAGCTAAGCTATGTCTAAGGCTGTATTGAGCGACCTTATAACCTTTTTTAGTTTCTACACCTATCTGCTTGGCTATCCTAACAAACTCGGAATTTGCATCATCACGCTGGTTCTTATTCATGTTTAGCGTAAAGATTAAATCGCCAAGCTTAGCCAGGTCCCCTAAGATTGGAATCTGCGCTTGTACCCTGGTTTTACTGCGCTTAGTAATGATACAATCAAAGGTGCCATTACTAACTACATCATTGGTTTTTGACAGATTACCAGCATCAATAGGAGCCAAGCCAGTATAAGCCATTATGGTCCATAATATCTTATACTCATGAACGTCTGTGCTGTCGATTATCTGCTTCACAACTTCCATGGGTAATGCCTGGTATTTGATGCTGTCATCTTTCAGTACGGCCTTGTCATGCGCTTCATATGTGTTAGATTCTAAATGACCTTTTCTAACTAGCCATCTGTACAATGGCCTTATGTACTTATGCCTACAATTAATAGTGGATTTAGAATGATTCTGCGCCTCATTGTCAAAGTAATCTTCTAGGTCCTCACTAGTAATCTTGGCTAGGTCAATTGTGCAAGAATCACTAACACCAGCCTTACCATTTATCCATTTATCCTCACTATCAAAGAATGCAACAAAGGATTTGAAATTGAACAAATCCCTTTCCCAGCTAAAGCCATGCTTCCTGGATTCATCTGCTACAAACTTAGTATAGATATCCTTGAATAATACTGGCTGTTGTACTGGTTCAGCTACAGCCTGGTTAACTGGTGCGAAGCCATTCTTTTCGGCCCATAAGCGTGACTTAACATCCTCATACCTGGCTTTTATAATACTGGTTGTATCTTTGTGATTACCAAGCCTTATGTAGTTCTGTTTATCATTCTGTCTGTACAGATAATAGATGGTAAATCCAGGCTTATTTGCCCTGGTTTTATAATACAGATTAGGTAGGTTAACTTTCTTCATTATTTAGCACTCCTTGTAAGGCTGATTTCAGAATAGAAAGTATGAACATCTTTTCTGTAAAAGATTCCATCCTTGTACCAGCTATCTTTTAGGATATCTACATCGTTATCGAATGCAAAATGGAATAATCCCTGGTCATCACAATTCATAATATCAAGGAAATCTTCCCAGGTAACATCCATGCTAACAGCTGTGTATTCTGCAAAGCTAACATCGCCATAGCCATCCTTATCGACCTTATCGCCACTGATTTGTATCCATGATATGTCACCATAAATCTCATCTTTATCGGGTAATGGCTTCGGGTTATCTGTCCATAGGAAATCAGAGAAGTTATACTCGCAAACATTGTGTTCATGGGACCCATCATCTGAGTCAGCCCAAAAGTTGCCTTCTGCTTCTTCATCAAAAAACTCTTCTAAGCTATTCCAGGGACCTATGTACTCACTGATAGTTTCTGTAGATGTATGAAATACAAATACCCTACTATGGCCTTTAAAGTCATCAACTCTAATCGCATAGTGGAAAAAGCTACCACCACTAGTAACGTAATCAGAATCTACCACTGCATAATTCAATGGTTCTAAATGCTGTAGGTAAAAAGCATAGATGTGCTTCAATACATAAGCATCGGGCCTATCTGCAACTGATACATTGCATAGACTTCTAGCATCATGGCCAACAAAGATAAGATTCTTAACATTGTAAGATTCATCATCATCTAAGTTGTCGTAATATCTGCCAAAAACGTCTTGTTTATTGTCGGTGCGCTTGTCCAGATCTGTGAGGGTGGACCGACTAGGATTATGCTTTTGAAGCTGTTGCATTGCTAGTTCTAAACTGCATTGTGCTTCGAAAAGTGTGTCATATAGTTTGTTATATTGTTCTTGTTTCATTTTGCTGTTCCTTATTTTGGTTAGTTTCTAAAATTACTTAATTGGATTACCATCTGCTGTCCAGGGCTTCCCATCTTCATCATAATAGCCATCATAGTTTGTTAGATAGTGTTTCTGATATAGCTTTTGTTCCAGGCTATCAATGCTACCTCGGCTGTTCCATTCAAGATTACTGATGATTAACTGGAAGTTAAAACTAGGTCTATACTCATCGATTTCAGCGAAGATGTACCCATCGAAAATCTGACGAGTATGGTCACCATATATAACCATGTGCATAGGCTTCCAATCTTCCTCGCCTTTTTTAAGAAAGTCCTTAGTGTAGAAATCTGTGCCAGTGGCTATATCCATGGCTTCAGCTTCCGCATAATCGCAAGTACTATAAATCATCTGAGAGTTCGAAAAATCTCTGTAGTTCTTTGCAATTCTATATTCCTTGCCTTTTATTGTTATCTTTTCTTTATACGTCATTTTGCTGTTCCTTTTCTTGTTTATTAATACAATTATGGTGCCAGGCATATTGTCCCTGGAAGGCACAATACAATGCCGTTATATATATAACCTTGAGCGTTAGATTTATAACTTTTTTAGCTTCCATATAAGGCCCTAAAAAGGGCCTTTTCGACCAGGTGCGACCTGGCACTCATCAGTATGGTTTATTGACAGACTAGGACTTCGTTGCGCCACCTCCAGGTATGGTATTTATAAGCATCATTGTCAGCCTCTTCACGCTTAACCAGCTTCTGTAAGGTTTTTATAGGTAGGTCAGTATCAATCAAGCATCTAGTGTAGTATACTTCTGTAAGGGTGCCATCATCATTTCTATGTGCGCCATCTGTTTCAAAGTCAAAGATTAGCTGATGCTTATTGCCTTGTACAATTTCATCAAACTCATCCAGGTCCATACATTCTTCAGCATCAAAGATTACTGGTTCATAGTACCTGGAACTATCCTTTGCAAATACTGCTAATTCAACTGCGTATTTCATTATATACTCCTTATGTAAAAATTGGCTTGTGTAAATACCCAATTGCCACCATTCTCAACAAAGATACCTGGATTATCTTTTAGTGTTTCTTCGGCTGATTCCAGGCTATAACAATAGTTATAATCAGTGATTTCTTTTTCATACAAACCAAGCTTAACATTGAATAATTCGAAAGTAATCTGCATTATATCTCCTTATCACAATTAAGTAACATTACACTAGTTAAGACGTTGTTGGTTTGTTCATCGTACAAATCCTCATAAGCAAAGTTTACATCGCATTCATCTGCATCATAATCTTCTCTAAACAATACATCAACTTGGCTAGTTGAGACATTTGCATTTTTACAGATTAGATTTAATCTTGTAATTAATTCAGCTACTTTCATTATGCGATACTCCTTTCCAACCTATCAATGACATCTTCCAAGGCATCGATTGTTTCTTGCCTTCCTACGACATTTTCATCCGCATCTAATTCTGCGCATAAATCATATTCCCAACATTCTTCATGTTCCTCACATGACCACCTGGAGTCATCAAAAATATCACACTGGATATTGTCCAGTATATATGTAAGGGTTTTGATTCTAGCCTTGGTTACATGATAACCAGCTATTGTTAAGGATTTAAATACTGCCAGGTTTGATGCTAGAATGCTTAGAATATCATTGAAGTCGTAATCTAAACAATCATCTAAAATATCCTGGCCGTAGGTAAGAAGGAAGGTGTCAAACTCTTCCTCATTTTCACTGATAAAAGCATTTGGAAAATGTAGCTTTAATTCAGTGTCACTATTACCACTTTTATCCCAATCGGGTGTGATGTTGAGTGTCAAGTCATTTGAACTAGTTGACTCTGACCAACCTAGGTCTGCTAAGACATTTTTGTAGTATGCTAGTTTATGATTGTAATAATGACTAGCTGTGTATTGATTTTGATTCATGGTTGCTGTTCCTTTTCTTGTTTGTTAATTAAAATAATAAGAGATACTCGGCAATGTCCTCATCTGCCAAAGCGTATTTTCTTATACTTGTTTTGTTAGCTTTATCTTCAGATAAACCAAAGGTGACACATATATCTAAACAATCATCTTTAGTTAATCTCTTTACTGATTCTAATATATCCTCTCTCACTTTTTAGTCCTTTCTTTTATACCCAAGTGCTGATATTGTTGAATTTACAGCGATGTATCCTCGAGGGTTACCTTGGGTGCGAGTGTTAATTAAGTATATCATACTAGTAATGTAGCACTGCTATAGTAATATGTGCAATAAAAAAGCATAATAATTATTTGTCTAGTAGTTTGATGCTATTACGCACAGATATATACTTAGCCAATAACAATGCAAAAACAATAAGCCTATGCCGTTTAAAAAGGGACAAAGTGGTAATGTAGCTGGGAGGCCTAAGACATCAGTTAAGGACCTGGTAAGATTACACCCACAGAGAAATGATTTAGTTCAGAAGCTATTTGATGTAGCTATGGATGATGCAGACAAGCGCCAGGTATCAGCCTGGAGAATTCTATTGCCCAAAATGGTACCCGACCTAAAAGCAATGCAGATGGAAGTTGAACAAAAGAATATAACTGGTGTGATTGTATTGCCTCAAAAGGTTCCTTTAGATGACCCCAAAGTAAGTACTATCGGACAGAGTGTGAGCGAAACTTTTCTGCCTGGCGATGTTGGTGCTGATGACACCGAATCCCAGGAAAAAGGTGGACACAAAGTGGACACTTCTAAATCTACCGAGGAGAAAGACTCGCAAAGGTAGTGTGCCTGGCCCAGTTGGAAATAATTAATGAGTCAGTCCAGATCTGCGCAAACCTTTATTTTTTTTGCCAAGGGGGGCATCCGTCTCCTCGGGTCCCATACCATCCAGTATTTATCGGGACTCCTAGACAGAATATGAAAAACTTTTTTTGGTCATGAATACACTGGAATTATTCGCTGGAAGTCGCAGTTTTAGTAAGGTAGCCCAGGAATTAGGCTGTAATACCTTTACTACTGACTGGACAGACTTTGAAGGAATTGATTATGTGACCGACATACTTGATTTTGACTACAAGAAGGTACCATACAATCCTGATATTATTTGGGCTTCACCGCCATGCACAGCGTTTTCCATTGCATCTATACCACATTACTTTACTCATGAGCGAGGACCATACACTCCAAAGAAGGCAGAGACTTATATGGGTATGGCATATGTACAAAAGGCTATAGATATAATAAAATATTACAAACCTAAATACTGGTACATTGAGAATCCAAGGGGGGTACTGAGGAAGCTAGATATTATGCATAATATGTTTAAGCGCACAATATGGTACTGCAAATATTCCGATCCTAATGGCGATGACCATAGGGCAAAACCAACTGATATATGGACAAATGACCTATTATGGGTCCCTCGTTCAGTATGTAAAAATAATGCAAAACATTGTCATCATGATGAAGCGCCCAGGGGTAGTATGACTGGTGTGCAAGGTACAAAGACAAAATACCTTCGCAGTGCAATACCTCCTCAGTTATTCCATGATATATTTGAAAATAAGGAGATAAAAGAACTATGTCTAAGCGCCTAGTAAAAATTAAAGCTACCTCACTTAAAAACAGTAAGGGAAGAATATGTTTGATGTATGCCCGAAAATAAATCGTAAATGCGCTTTTGCTACCAAATCCAGTTACAATATTCGTACTGGTGTAGCTGATAAGCATACATATACCTATTGCGGATTAGCAAGTGGGTGTGATAGTCGTGCTGAATACCTACCTAAATGTTGGAAAGACATGACTAAGTACGAACAAAGCAAGTACAGAAGAAGCGAATACTGGGGGTCGTAAAGATGCAGATACATTGGGAACCGCACCCAAAACAAGCGTTTGCATTATCTAGGCAAGAATTCGAAATAGCATTTGGTGGTAGTCGTGGTGGTGGTAAATCAAGTTGCCTAATGGCATGGATGGTAGACCCTGAATACCTTAATAATCCACTCTATAGAGGCCTTATTATCCGTAGAAACTACGATGACTTACGAGATTACATAGATAGGGCTACACAAATGTATAAACACCTGGATGTTGAAGTGGTCGGTAATCCAGCAGAATTTAGATTTCCTACTGGTGCCATTATTAGAACTGGTCACTTAATGGATAAACAAGCCTACCAAAAATACCAGGGTCACGAATATCATAAA